CCGCCGCTTATCACTGCGAGGCTTGTGAGCGGCCCATTGCCGAGCATCACAAGACGCAGATGCTGGAACGCGGGGAGTGGCGCGCGACGGCTGTTTCCGCCGATCCGCAGTCGATCGGGTTCCACATCTCGGCGCTCTATTCGCCGCTGGGCTGGAAAAGCTGGGGCCAGATCGCGCGGGAATGGTTGGCGGCCCAAGGCTCGGAGGAGATGCTGCGCGTCGCGCGCAACACGCTTCTGGGCGAGACGTGGGTTGAGTCGGGCGATGCGCCGGAATGGCAGCGGCTGGCGGAACGGCGCGAAAGCTACGCGGGCGTGCAAATCCCCGTCGGCGGGTTGTTCCTGACCGCTGGCGTCGATGTGCAGAAGGATCGGATCGAGGTCGATGTCTGGGCCTGGGGTCGCGGTTTGGAAAGCTGGCTGGTCGATCACATCGTCATCGCGGGTGGCCCGGATGATCCGGCCTGCTGGGACAAGCTGACGGCCCTCTTGGGCCGCACATGGGCCTGCGCCAATGGCGCGGTGATGCTGATCGGCAGGCTCGCCATCGACACCGGCTATGAGGCCCCGGCCGTCTACGCATGGGCGCGGAAACAGGGGTTCGATCAGGTCGCGCCAATCAAGGGTCTGGAAGGCTTCAACCGTGCCACGCCGGTGTCGGGCCCGACCTTCGTCGACGCCACCATAGGCGGCAAACGTCTGCGCCGCGGCGCGCGGCTCTGGTCGGTGGCCACGGCCACCTTCAAGACCGAGACCTATCGCTTTCTGCGGCTAGAGCGGCCCAGTGACGAAGACCGGGCGCTGGGCGCGCTCGATGCCCCCGGCACGGTGCACTTGCCCGACTGGATCGACACCGAATGGCTGAAGCAGTTGGTGGCGGAACAGCTGGTCACCGTGCGCAACAAGCGCGGCTATGCCCATCCAGAATGGCAGAAGATGCGGGAACGCAACGAGGCGCTGGACACCCGCGTCTATGCGCGGGCGGCGGCCTGGATCATGGGCGCGGATCGTTGGGACGAAGCCACCTGGCGGCGGCTGGAGGCGCAGGCCGGGGTTGAGACGCGACCGGCAGCGCAGATTGCGGCCCCTGCAGAACAGACAGCACCCGCCGCGCCCAAGGCCGGAACACCGACAACACCGCGGCGCAAACGCCGGGCCTACACACCGAACTTCATGAGGGATTGAGATGGATCTGGAACGGATGCGCGCCCTGTTGGCAGCACTTCAGGAGGCCCGGTATGCGGGCGTCCGCTCGGTTAGCTATGACGGCAAATCGATCAACTATGGCTCGGACGCGGAACTCGCGAATGCCATCGCCGATCTGGAAACCCGGATTGCCACAGCCACCACCGGCACCCCGCGTCGTCGCCGCTGGGGCACCGTCGCATCAAAGGGTCTGTGATCCATGGCGTTTGAAGCGTTCCGCCAGCGTATCGGCAGCATCATCGGTGGCTTCGATGCCGCACAGGCCCATCGGCGCCTGCGCGGGTTTCGAGCCAGCCGCGCCCATGTGAATACACTGATCGCCGCCTCGGGCGACACGATCACCGCCCGAGCGCGCTGGCTGGTGCGCAACAACGGCTATGCGGCGAACGCGGTGGAAAGCTTCGCCAGCAATGTCGTCGGCGACGGGATCAAGCCGTCCAGTTCGATCACAGATGCTGCGCTGAAGGAAGAGTTGCAGGCGCTGTGGCTGGCCTGGACCGACGATGCCGACGCCGAGGGGCTGACCGATTTCTACGGACTCCAACGTCGCGCGGCGCGCGAGGTGTTCCTGTCGGGCGAAGTGTTCATCCGCATCCGGCCCCGTCGCGCGGAGGATGGCCTGACGGTTCCGCTGCAACTGCAGATGCTGCCTGCGGAAATGCTGCCCTTGGATATGAACCGCACCTTGCCCGGTGCTGGGCTGATCCGGCAGGGCATCGAGTTTGACGGCATTGGCCGCCGCGTGGCCTATCACTTCCTGCGTCGCCATCCGGGCGATCTGACCGATCTCGGTCTCGCGGGCGAAACCGTCCGCGTTCCGGCGTCAGACGTGATCCATGTTCTCGACCCGGTCGAAGCTGGCCAGCTGCGCGGCGTGTCGCGCTTTGCCGCTGCCATCGTCAAGCTGTTCACGCTGGACCTCTACGATGACGCCGAACTGGAGCGCAAAAAGATCGCGGCGATGTTCGCGATGTTCATCACCTCGCCCGCCCCGGAAACCCCGCTGGAACCGACCGAGGAGGATCTTGAGGTCGAACCCGGCCAAGTCGTGCGGTTGGATCCGGGTGAGGATGTGTCCACCCCCGCCACCCCGGACTCGGGTGGCACCTATGAGCCGTTCCAGTATCGCACCCTGCTGCAAATCGCCGCCGCGCTGGGCGTGCCCTATGGCTATCTCACCGGCGACACCGCCAAGGGCAACTTCTCGAACACACGGATCAGCCTCATCGAATTCCGCCGCCGCATCTCGGCCTGGCAGCACGGCGTGCTGGTCTATCAGATGTGCCGCGCGGTCTGGGTGCGCTGGATGGACACGGCTGTGCTGTCGGGCGCGCTGGACCTGCCCGACTACGACAGCCAGCGCCGCCAATACCAGGCCTGCGCCTGGTTGCCGACCAAATGGGACTGGATCGACCCGATGAAGGATGCCTCGGCCGAGATCCTGCAGATCGAGGCGGGTCTGAAATCGCGCACGCAGGCCTTGGCAGAGCGCGGCTACGACGCCGAGCAGGTCGACCGGGAAATCGCTGCAGAGCGAAAACGCGAATTGGTGCTGGGCCTCGACTTCCGGCGCCCGGGATCCCCGGCGCAGGGGCCGATTGAGAGCGGCAAGACGGATGAGGATCCCAACGCAGAAAAGGACGACGAGGCCGACGACACCGGCGACGAGAAACCTGACGCATCGGAGGGCGCATGATGCACCACGCCCAGATCGCTCAGCGCGCCTTCAACACGCCGTTGATGGTCGACCCGGCCAAGGCGCTGGCGTTCCTGTCCGGGTTGGGTTCGCGCATCACCGGGCAGGAAATCACGTTCCACGGCGTCGATCTGCCCGCTGGCGCAATTGACCTCGCGGCCCTCCCCACCCGCGCATCTCTCTTCGGCAATGACCTCGCCCAGCGTCATCAGCGCAATGGCACCCAGCCCTTCGCGGTGGTGGATGGCATCGCCGTCATCGAAATCGCCGGAACTCTGGTCCATCGCGGCGCGTGGATCGGCCAGTCTTCTGGTCTCACGTCCTATGAAGGCATCGCCGCCCAGATCGACGCTGCGCTGGCCGATCCCGGCGTGCGCGGCATCGCGCTCGACATCGACAGCTTCGGTGGCGAGGTCGCGGGCGCCTTTGATCTGGCGGATCGCATCCGCGCCGCCCGGGCGCAGAAGCCCGTTCATGCATTCGTGGCGGAACATGCCCTATCCGCTGGCTATGTCCTCGCCAGCCAGGCCGACCGGATTATCCTGCCGCGCACCGGTGCTGTCGGCAGCATCGGTGTCGTGGCGTTGCACACGGATATGAGCGGCGCGCTCGATCAGAAAGGGATCGCTGTCACGCTGATCCATGCCGGATCGCACAAGATCGATGCCAATCCCTATCAGCCCCTGCCCGAAGCCATCCACGACCAGATGCAGCGCGAGCTGGAGGTGGTGCGATTCCTGTTCGCGGAAACTGTGGCGGCCGGTCGCGGAGATCGGCTGACCCATGTATCGGCACTGGCCACTGAAGCGGCGGTGTTCCGCGGGGCCGATGCCATTACCGCCGGTCTGGCCGACGATCTCGCCGATCCCGGCACCGCTTTCCACGCCTTCGCCGCCGCACCCCGCGGCACAACCTCCCCCAGCAGAAAGGGTCCACAGATGACCACCACGCCCACTGACGCGCCCACCGACACGCCGAACCCGGCTCCCATTTCCGACGCTCCCGCCGCGACAGCAACCGTCGCTGCTGCTCCAGAGGTTCCGGCAGCGGTGGGTGATGCTGCGCCCACCACAATGACCGCCGACGCCGTGCGTGCCGAAGCCGCCGAGGTGGCGCAGGTCTGCGCGCAGGCCGCCCGGTTGGGCATGACCATCGACGCGGCCGATGCTGTCACCAAGGGGCTCAAGCCCGAAGCCCTGCGTGCCCGGGTTCTGGCTGATCTTGCCGCGCGCAGCGATGCGGCGGGGATCATCGCCACTGCCCCGGCCGCTGCGGCCACGAAAGACAGCCCGATCATTACCGCCGCCAAAAAGGCTGCGGCGTCATCGCGCTGAACATCCTCCCCCAACCATCCCGGAGATTGAAC